CTGAGCCACCACGGCACGGGCGCGCAGCAGATCGATGAAGTTCTGCGGGCGCAGTTCGGTGCCGACGAGGTTGCCGCCGCCCGTGGGTGCTGCAACGGTGAGGTCGCGCTTTTGGACATCTTGCGGGATGTAGAAGCCGCCGTTCAGTGGCGAGGTGATGCCGGCGCGTTTGCAGATGGCATCGGACGCTTCTTTTTCGAATTCGGCGCCGCGCCAATCGCGGTCAACCATGGCGCGGATGGCCTTCATGACGCTGAAGCGCTGGGCATCGGCGCGGCTCATGCCGAGATCAGCCACGGGCTGGGTTTGGGCGCTGGTGATGGCGTTGGCCAGTTTTTGGCGGAAGGCGTCAAGGCTTTCACCGGCTTCGATGGCGGCGCGGGCCAGGGCGGGGCCGTTGAAGCGGGCGTGTTGTTCACCGATGGCGGTGATTTCACGGCTGCGGGCGCGTTCGGCCTGGGTGGCGGCGGCAACGTCTGCCGAGGTGTTCAGGGCGGGGGCTTCGATGGTCATGGTGGGTCTTTCCTGTGGAATGGTGGGTTCGGCGGCGGGCGCTTGGGGTGGGGTTGCGCTGCGGCCGATGCCGACAGAGGGGTCGGCCGGGATGGAGACAATGGAGCCTTCAAAGGGCTGCCAGCGGGTAACGCGCACGAGCGGGGGTTCTCCCGAACCTTTTGCCCTTTGCGCGGGGGAACCTGCCCGGTTCCACAGTTCGCCGTGCAGGGCGCGCATCTCGCTGGCGAATTGCTCGCCGGTGAGGCTGCGCACTTGCAGGGTTTGGCCGTTGGCGTCACGTTCGGTGATTTCAACGTCTTGGATTTCGTAGCCGATGCTGGCCAGGGTGCGGATGCCGTCTTCGGCATCGTTGAGCAGTTCTTCACCGATGGCGTTGCGGCTGACTTTGGCCACGCCGCGCAGCACGCCGCCTTCGCCGATTTCAACGCCGGTGAGCACGCCAGCCTGGCGTTCCCAATCGTGGTTGATGAGCAGGGGGTGGCGGCCGTCTGCCAGGCGGGAAAGATCAATGGCGCCGGCTTCGTGCGAGAGCACTTCGATGCCGAAGTGGCGCTCGTAGGGCGCTTCACTGCTGAGGGCCAGGGTGATGGTGCGGGCTTGGCGGTCAACGCCGGAGGCGTCAAACGTTTGGGCGCGCTGCAGGGTGGTGCTCATGCTTTGCATGGTGCTTGGCCGGGCGTGGCATGTTCAGCCCCGGTTTGGCACACCTACGTGGTGGGCTGGTTTTCGGCGCCGCCCGCTTGCTGGCCCGGCATGGGCGGTATTTGCAAGGGCTGCAGGCCTGCGGCTGCTTGCATTTCTTCAGCCTGCTTGAGCTGGACGAGGAGATCTTCGTAATCGAGCCCCATCTTGGCGGCCACTTCTTGGGGGCTTTTGAGGCGGGCGCGGATGGCTTCGATGTCGGCCTGGACATCACGCAGGGGGTCTACCCATTCCCAGCGGCGGCCTTTGAAGACGTGGCCGGAGAATTTTTCGAGCGTGGACACGGGCAGTGGGCTGCCGGTTTGCAGGGTGATTTGGCCGAAGCTGAGGGCGCTGCGCAGCCATTCGGTAAACACGGGCTGGAAGAAGGCTTCGATGAACCACTCTTGAAGCATCATCCATTGATCGCGCTCTTCCAAGGTGCCGCTGCGAATGCTGCTGAAGCTGACGCCTTCCAGATCATTGGCCAGGGCGTGGTACGCCACGCCGAGGCCGCTGCTGATGCCGCGCAGGTTGGCTTTGACGAATTCGCCAAACATGGCGCTGGGGTAATCGGGGTTGAAGGGGGTGAAGCCGTAGCCTGGTGGGAGCTTGCCGAAGCTGCCGGGGTCTGCATCCATGTACAGATCGCCATCGGGGTCGTCGGGGTTGGCTTGTTCGTCGGCCAGGGCGTTGACGCTGCCGTCTGGCGTGGTGAAGAAGCCCATCTTGCCGGCGCCGACGCGGCTGGCCACGATGGCGGCGGCTTTGTAGCCGCCCAGGTCATTCAGGGCCAGCATGGCGGCGTGGAGCCAGGGCACGCCGCGCAGCTGTTCGGGGCGGTCTGCAATGTAGCCGTGCACGATGTCTTCAGCCGGGATGCCGACATGGGCCGATTGGGTGTTGACATCACCCCCCGCGGCGTAGCTTTCACCTGGGTGGCTTTTGCGCAGCCAGTAGCGCACGGCACGGCCGAAGGCGTTGTGTTCTACGCCCATGCGGATGGCGTTGCGGCCACCTTCGGCGGGGCGGTTTAGGCTGGTGTCGAGGCGATCAATGTCCAGCAGTTGCAGGGCAATTTGGTGCGGGTTGGCGGCGGCGGTGCCGCGCACGATGCGGATGAGGAATTCGCCATCGCGCGCGGCGGCCAGGATGGCCTGGCGGGAGATGTCTCGCAGGCTGCAGCGGCCTGCGACATCACACACGCCGCGGGCCGACCATTTGGCAAAGGCTTGTTCAATGGCGCCATTGGCGCCGGCATCGGGCTTGCCGTTGGTGTCGTACACGCGGGCCTGCATGTTGAAGCCGGCGCTGCCGATGATGTTGGTGGCGACGAGGCCGAGGTAACGTTTGACGTATTCGTTGTCGCGGCCGAGCTGGCGGCTGCGGGCGCGAAGGGTGTCGAGCGAGGCGTGGACATCGCCGTTGGCGCTGAGGCTGGTGGTTGTCCAGCCTTCAGTGAGGCGGTTGACTTGTGCGGCTGCGTAGTTGCGGCGGTGGGCATGGGGCAGGCGCACCACGGGGGTGAGGCTGGGCACGATGCCGGCGCGGCCTGCTGCGGCCATGTAGCCACCGGGCTGTTGTTGCAGCCAGCGTTTGAGGATGGTGCTTGTCATCGGCCAGCGAACCTGACGAGCAGGCGGTTTTTGGCACCAAGGCCTTTGGTGATGCGGTCGGCCGACTGTTCACGGTTGACTTCGGTGCGGAGTTGATCGCGGAACTTGAGGAAATCGGCCGGGCTGACGAAGGTGTGTTGCCGTTCACCCACCTGGATGGTTTGGATGTAGGCCTTGGCGCCGTAGGTGGCGAGGGCGGCATCGATGGCATCCAGCGCTTTTTTGGCGGGGCTGCGGGCATCAAAGGTGGCGGCGGCGGCCAGATCGGGCTTGATGACCGTTTCACCGCTGTTGATGGTGACGCGGTAGGCGCCGCTGGCAACGTGGGCCACCCAAGCGTAAGTTCCAGGCGCCCAGGCGGCGGTGGTGGCGGCGGTGGCGGTGAGCGCGTGTTCGCTGCCTACCGCAGCAGCGGCCAGGGTGATCTTGGCAGCCGGGCTGATGAGGGTGAAGGTGAGCACCCAGCTGGGGGCGGGGTACTCTTCAAGGGTGTAGGTTTGGGCCAGCGTGTCGCCGGCTTGCACTGTGGACGGCAACGCAGGCAGCATGCCGCGATGCTGCGGCGCTGCGGGCGGCGTGTTCAGCCCCGGTTTGGCACGCGGCGGGCTGGCTGGTTGAGGACGCGCCAGCCGGTGCGTTTGCTGATGCCGGCGCGCTTGAAGGCTTCTGTGGGGGCAACGCCTTGTTGCAGGAGCTGGCCCAGGGTGGCCGCGTGATCGGCGGGCATGCGGGCGGCGACGTAGTGGCGGCATCCGCCATCTTCACGGCGCACGATGCGCTCGGCTTCAGCCGGGCCGTGTTGGTTCACTAGGGTGAGCAGGCGGGTGATGATGTCAGCCATTTACCAGCGTTTGGCCCAGCCCGACGCATGCTTGCGCGCGGGGCGCCGCGAGCTTGGGGCCGGCTGCGGCGCGGGTTGTGCGGGTGCTGGTGGGGCGGGCTGCTGCTGCGTGGCGGCGGCCTCTTGGGTTTGCGCCTCTTCGGGCGCGTGGGTATTGTCGTTGTTTTCGGGCTCAGTCTCAAGGGGTGAGACCAGAAGATCGGGCTGGCGGATGCGGCTTTCGTACCTGGCCCAGTGAAATTCTGTGTGGCGCGGGATGCCGGCATACCAGGCGGCGGCTATGGCGTACACCGCGCAATCGAGCGCTTCGTTGCGCTTGCCGTTGGGCTTGACCCATTCGCGCTTGATGTGGCCCTTGAGGTAGCGCGGCACGATGCGTTCGGCGGTGATTTGTTCGAACACGTAGCCTGGCAGTTGGCTGCTGAAGTGCACAAAGCCAGGCCCGGCTTGTTGCACCTGCAGGCGGCCGTGCAGGAGGTGTTTGGCGGTGTCGGTGCCCACCAGCCACAGTTGCGCACCGCCTGGGATGCGCTGGCCGCGGTGGTTCACTTCCACCTGGGTGGGCTTGGCCAGGATGGGGCGCGAGGGCTGGCTGCTGCCTTTCACGGCCAGAACGTGTTCGGTGGCGTGGCGCTTGGCGTAGCGGTACACCATATCGGTATGGTGGCCGCCGCTATCGACCGCGCTGGCGGTGAGGTGCACGGTGGCGCCGGCTTCGTGCTTGAAAGGCAGGCGGCGCCATTCGGTGAGGGCGGCCCAGGGGCTGCCGGGCTGGCCTTCGGGGATGGCTGGATCGCCATAGATCACGGTGTGATCGATGAGCCAGGATTCTTCGGCGCGGCCCCAGGCCCAGGCGTAGGCTTCCAGCCGATCGCCCTGGACATCAATGCCGGCAGTGACGCACAGCGCGCCCCAGGGCAGGGTGCGCAGGGGGTAGGCTTCGGCGCGGCGTTGGAGGGCGTGGTGATCGGTGGATTCGCCGCCGTCTGCGAACGTCTCAGCCAAACGTGTATTGATGAACACGCGCAACATCGAGCTATCGCCGCTGCGCATTGCACGCTGGGCCTGGTGCCATTCGTCAACAACTTCAGCCCAACT